TTATTCTTTAGAAGAAGCAATTTCCTCGTAAGCATTTTCATATGGAGGAAAAACAAAAGGTGTACATATCCTTTGTTGTAAAAATTCGTATAGATATTGGCATCCTTTATAATAAACTTTATTTGTATTTTCATTCACCTGATCAAACCGAGGGAAAGGACTTCCGATGGAACGATAATATTGATAAATTGTATTTGCAACCATGTCAGCCACTTGTATGTTAATTGATTGATCTGAAAGTAAGTAATCTACATTAACTTTTTTAGTAATTTGCTTTTCAAGGACTAATTCCGGGAAAAGATAACCTTCAAGCTCTTTCAGAGATGGTAAGGCTGCATTCCTATTGTCGATTTGTAAATTCAGTAATGTTCGGTCTTGAGCACTTAAAGGGAAATTTTTCATAATTAATGAAACTAAATAATTAAATGACCGTGCTGGACTTTCTCTAAAGCGCTGGTCAATTTTCCGATTAAAAACCACCATATGTCCAATCCTGATATCAGTTGATTTAAACAACTTTTGAAATATAAACAATTTCATGAAAGGTGGCGTTTCAGATCCTTTGAGTTCCTTCGGATTAGGAAGACTATTGAAGAAGTCGGGGTAATCTTTTCTCAGTCGACTAATTGCCCTCTTATATGTATTCTCTAATTTTTTAGGATTGTCTGTATGAACAAAAGCTATAACAAATAACCGATTTTTATATTTCTTTGGATAGAATTTTGGAATGCTGCCAGATTCATCTATGTAGAACAATATTATCACCCTGTAAAAGTTTTCTTATTTTTCATAGTATTATATTTTCAGAAATATTACAAGAATACCCTTTTGCTCTTTAGAAATAGAAAGATGAAGCCTCCTCAGTTTTAAAAAAAGAGAAGGCTTCCTATTTATTTCAATGCTTTTTCAATGGCTTTCTTTGTCTTCGGCCCGTATATGCCGTCCGCCGTTAGGCCGTTCATTAATTGAAATCGCTTGACTGCATCCGCTGTTTTTGGTCCATAATAGCCATCGATTCCATTATTGATCGCTCCCTTTTCAGGATAGAAGAAAAGAGCGGCTAGGGCTTCCTGTAGGGCTTTTACTCCTGCCCCTTTCGTTAATGGCTTGGTTACTTTAATAATGCCAGATGGCAGGTTGTATGTCTTTTTAGAAGTGCTTGTTTTAGGCTTGCTCGTGCTTTTTGTTGGTACTGATTTAACAGGTTTCGCGGTTGCCTTTTTACCCGTGTGAGCAGTTGCAATACCTGCTTTGAAACTGTCCCAACGATTAAGCAACTTACGAGGACATTCTTTTCCACTCCAATGCTTATGCGGCACAACGTTTGACAATGGAATGCCTTTATCCGTCATCAATTGGCGAATTAACCATTGAGCGTTCTCGACTGCCTTCTCAAAATTGCCGTCTGCATTTTCACAAATTTCAATGCCTATCGACTTCATGTTTCCGGTTCCTCGTCCATCTCCTGCATGCCATCCGTTTTCGTTTAGCGGTAGGTGTTGATAGATATAATTTTCATCCACTGTATAATGCCAGCTAACGGCTGTACTAGATCGTTTAACAAAAGCTGCGTGACTTGCTGCGTCTGCGCCCTTTGACGTGTTAGACGTGTTATGAACTGTAATATATAAAGGCTTCATATAGTTGCCCGGACGGTTCTTGTTACTTCTCGGAATGAAGTCTTGAATGACTTTCACCATGTTATCTTCCCCTTTTTATATATTTGAAATAGAAAAAGCCACCCAAAGGCAGCTCTTATTTTGTTAATCCCTTTTGCTTCAATACTTCCTTTTGTTGCTTACCTTTAGAAGTCACATAGTTGTTCTTAAACCATGCGATTAGCGTCATAATCGTTGTAAAGATTGTGGAGCCAGCAACATATAAAACGTTCGCTAAATTGTTTACGGACTCTTCATCCAATGGTAAAGGTGTCTTTCCGAACATCACTAAAAACTGATTAATCAATGCAACTAAAAGAAGCACCGTGCGGACCACAGTGCCTTTGTCTAAATTCTTCATATTATTCCTCTTTTCTTTTTATTTTTGTAAAAATGTGAATGCGACTGCAATCACACCGCCAATCACTCCACTAATAACAGCTGTTATCATTGCTCCTGTGATTGTTCTCTTAATCCATGTTGTATTTTCTTCAATCTTGTTAAGCTGATTGTTTAAACTTTGAATTTGTTGATCATGCTTATCATAATTTCTCTCAAGAGTGTTGACACGCTGTTCCAAAGCCTTCTGACTAGACTTTAAATCTACCATGTCCTTTTGTATGATGTTCATGTTGTTTACCTCCGTCACCTCTGACATCAGTAAGCCCCCCTAGTCCTATTTATTTCAAGTTCCTCACCTCCTCAAAGAAGGCAAAATAAAAACGCCTATTCAGCGTTTGCGTTTGTGTCATTCCCTTGTTGATTTAATAGAGCTTCTTTAAGCTTCTTATGTTCTTCTGATAACATCGTATATGTCGCCCTCACCTCTGCAAATTTATTGTTTGCTTCATTAAGTAGCTCGCTTAAACTGATCACTTTTAACTGTGTCGCTTTCAGCTCCGTTTGCAACTGTTCTTTTGTCATTTCATTACTCATGTGTTATTTCCTCCTGTACCTTTATTTCTTCTTTGATCTCTTGAAGAGTTTTTTCCGCCTCTTTCAATCTTTCTTCTAGCGACTTTGTAGGGGCGGCCCCTCTAATTACGTTTGGTATCAGTTCCTTCATCTTCAATCACCCTTTCTGTAAAAGCATTTATATATCCCTCTCTTTCACCTTCAACACTTACTCTGATACTTAAAAGAGTTAAAACGAGATAGTCGGAACCGGCATAACAAGGCATTTGATCAGGTGACATGTAACTTTTGTCCAAATGATAAGCGTGATTTTTTTCCTCATCCATCGTTATATAAAGGTCATACAGCACTGAATATCTGTTTTCTTCATCCGCATCTAGCTTTATCAAGGCTGCTGGAAGCTCACCTATAACTAATTCCCCTTCATACCTGTGATGAATAGTACAAGCGCTCAATTCAATTCCTTGATCTGTCTCTTTAGCTTTTAAAGAGCGAAAAAATGGATTGAATCTCTTATCTCCTCTAATTTCAATCAAACTGAATCCCCCTTCCCTTCTATATTGCTTCTGTAATCATCATTATGTTAACAGTGTAGTTCCGGTCGTTGGCACTAGCTATTCCAGCAGCATTTCTTATATAGATCCTGAAACCTGAAGTTGTTTTATTTTCAAATGCTGCTATGACAGCACTTGAGTTCGATCCTTCCACCTGCAAAAAAACATTAAAGACATTTTCTATATTCCGAAAGCCTCCAAATGTGTAATCATAGCTTCCAGAATTACCGGACATTCTGACAGTAACATTATCAAAAATAATTTGACAGTTTGTTTGAAGCGAGTTCATATACCTTTCATGCCAAACACCAGCAGCTCTCAAAAGGGTGTTTGTTTGGTTACCACTATACATATTAATAGTATGTGCACGTAGATCCCCATATCCATCTGTAGCTTGTATGAGAAAGCCTTTTGCAGCTTGTACAGCAAAATAACCATCAGCTATTTTTGCGTAAAAATTCCCTTCAGTGCTAATGCTATTAGAACTCTCAAAGTATGTTCCAGTTCCTTTGACCTCTATTTTTGCACCTAAATTTTTCATTACGGTTTCATATTTGGAGGAAATTTGAAACTCTCTATACTCTGCCTTCATAGATAAAACTTCAACTTCGCCTTTCCCATTGTCCGAAGTCATTTTGATTACAGATCCTTCTATCCAATCAGAATAAATGTGAGTTCTATAAACATCACCATTTGTAACTACTGTTCCCGTACCACCTTCAAGAGTTATGAAACCCTTATCAATAGTTGTTCCACCAAAGACAACTTTTGCCTCATCATCTTTATAGAACTGTTTAAAAACTCCGTCTTTTATAGTTAATACGTTTGTATTCCCATCATAATATTCTTGATATATCTCATTAGCAGTTATATAAGATTTATATCTTGAATTTTGAGAAATTGGCTCGATTCTAGCACCTTTTATAAGCGAACCTTCTATCGTGATACCTTTAATCGTGCCAGCTGTGATTTTATCAGCAGATAGATTGGCTATTTTGGCATTTGTAATGGCACCGTCTATTATATGAGCAGTATCAATAATTGCTGTTCCTAGATGCGCTTTTTGAATTGCTGCGTTTGCGATTGCAGCTGATCCAATCGCTGCATTAGAAATATGCGCTGAGTTTATAGCAGCGTCATTTATATGCACTGATGTAATAGATTTTTCGGTAAGCATCACATCAAAAGGACTGGCAGACCATTCTTTTATTGTTTCACCCATTCTTAACTGAAGATTTCTAAAGACAAATGTGCCTTCATCTGAAGCGCTCTCTGTATAAGCACCGAAAAGCAAATAATAGTTACTTGCAGTATCTCCAGTGTAAGTAAAAGTACAGTTTAATCGCACAAACTCATCTGATGGCAAGTTAGAAATATCGCCAAAAGAAGTCTCAACAGTTTGTCTCTTAAGATTTCCGGGTGTAATGTAATAACGGAAATTCAAGTAATTGAAATTCTTCAAATTGCCTCGTTTAACTTCTATTGAAAAAGTATAAGTTTCTCCGTTTACAAGTTTTAACGATTTACGTGGAGATGTTGAAATTCCAAAAAGCATATTATCTGTAAGTTTTTTTGTTACAGTAACTTCATTGTAATCCTGTTCATTTACAGTTAATTCGGCAGAATTAAGTCCAGCTAGATCACTAGGCCTTGATAATGAACCCGGTAAGATGTTCGAGTTTGAAATGTCAGTATATAGTTTGTCTGCTGTCACTGATAGAGCGGCCAGTTTATCAGCTGTGACAGCGCCGAACATAATATCATCGGTGAGGATTCTCACTGTCTTTGCTTCATATTCTTCTGACCAATCACTAGCCGTTCCATGTGTATTTATGGTTCTCAATCGGTAATACCATACCTGATCAGCTTCTACACCGTCTTGATGATGCCAGCCGCCTGTTTTTCCTCGGAAAATAAGCTGTGCGGCTGTAGGTGCAAACCCCTTATTTTGTGATGCGTACACTTCATACGCAGCTATAAAGGATCTAGGGTCATAATCCCATGTAAGTGAAATCGTCTTGTAAAGACCTTCTACTTTGATATTTGCTGGACGTGGTGGCTTTGTATTCGGAAAACTGCCATCAGTCACGTTGCCCGCTTCCGGCTTTCTTTCCCAGGTGCCACGATTACTATCAATTATCTTTTGCAGCTGCTTTACTCGATCATCGCCCTGTAAGGCTGACAAGAACTGCCCTATCTCAACGACGCATGTATTTTCAGGATCGGTGATGTCGTATTCCATTGAGATAATGCGCTGTGATGTTTCGATTGGAATAGCAAAGTTACGATCTATAGCGATGGTTGTATCTCCAAGATCGACATGCTCGTGCTCATACCCCTCAACGCCTTCAAGCAACTTCACCGATAATTCATAATTGACTTCAGTTTTTGAAGCCACAGTAATTAAATGATTGTAAGTTGCTTTCAATAATTCTTCTGCATCTTCAATATCTTCATCGCTGAAAATATCTTCTCTATGAATCAATTCTCCATTTTTTAAGCGACCGTATTTTTGCAATAAAGCTGGATCGCCTACCCATTCTTGCCCTTTTGGCTTGTCTACCGGATCACCATTTGCTTTCTTCCACTCAACATCTGCGAAGTCGATAAAACGGGAATATCCCCCTGTTTCTTCTCCGTCATCGTCAGTTGTTTCCAATGATGCGCCATAACCATATAAAGCAGTCTTCGGATAGCTGATCACAGTACGTCTTATACTTTCAGTGTCTTTATCAATTTCAAACCGTTTGCCGCTGTCTTTACCTCTGCGCGGCAGGACCTTGATTGTGCGTTTGGTGATGGTATTCCCATCAAACTCCACAATGTCTTTAAATTCGCCGCCCCATTTGTTCAAGACATCGCTTAAACATTCAAGAGCATTCATTTTATAAAATGATGTCGAGTTTAGCCCTAGCTCGGCGGTCACTTCTGCGGTCCATCGGGTTCTTTCAAACACTTGATCAAGAACATACTGCGCCGTTTTATCTTTTGGCCGCTTTTCTTTGATGATTGTTTCCGCTAGTTCCATCATTGCGGCTTCACATGTTACGAGCGTGTTAAGTTCGGCACCATCATCCGTATCATCAAGCTCTTTTATAACAAAGGCCCGCAATTCGCCGTCCTTATCTCGGAACACGACTTGATTTTCTTCAAATAGATAACGTGCGTCAGGATGGGAAGCATCCGCAATAAAAGAAAAAGAAGAACCCAAGTTGAGTTCTTCTTTATATTTTGCATCCCAAAAATTACATGAGTCCTGTCCGTCACTGGACAGAACAGCCAAAAGTTCATCTTCTGGCGATAAAATGAATATCTCAGCCATATGACGGACCCCTTTCTATAGATAGGCTTCTTTAAATTTGATACTGCTTTTGTGACTGAATTTTAGTTTGACGGGTTTTTGAGCAGGAAAATCAAAAAACTCAGATTGGATTTGCAGGCCATTCATGATAGCTTTTCCGTTGTTCATAATCTTTCGTTTTGCAATATCTATGATCAACGTGTCTCCTTCAATAAAGTTGTGTACGACCTTTATGACTTTGTTGACACTTTCATCTGAATGTAAAAGAGCCACCTCATATGAAGTGGCTGCTGCTGTAAAAATACATTCAATTTGTGGTTCGATTGGCGCTAAACTAGGGTTTGTGAATGTTTGGACTCCTTTGCCTAATTCATACGCTGCTGCGGCACCATATTTCTTAGGGTCAGAACAAAGAAAAGTTAGTGTGGCATGCTGTAAGCCTCCTTTTGTCTCGCCTTCTGTCAAACTCTCAAATATGGCGTTATATGTCCTGTCTGGTTCATCGAAGAAAACAAGCGGCTTTTCTTCATCTGTGTGAAGAATATAGTTCAATTCCTCTTGTTTTTTCTTCAATTCTTTTTCAGTGGAAAAGGCAAATAGCACTTCTAGGGTAATAACTCTTACAGGTAATCTAGTGCCACGAAGAAAACCGCCTGCGCGGTTCCCTATCGTGTCAATTTTCACTTCTCGACCTACAACACCCCTGCCGCTTGGTGTCTCTTTAAGGTAGAAATATTGTGATATGTCGATACCGTTAAAAGTGATCTTCCATTCGTTGGGGACAAGTTTTTGATAATTAATCATGTGATCCTCGTCCTCCTTGCGTTCGCTCTCTTCTGCTCGTTTTCAACTGGCTTTGCAACACCTTGACCAACCTTTTTGCTGTCCATTTCAATAACAATCACTTGTTCAGGAAGTTCAATATTTTGAAGCTCTGCACTCAATTCGTGTTTAACCGCTCCTATTTTACTGTTTGTAATAGAAGCATCGTAAGCGATGTTTAAATCTTCTTGTTTGATATACATAGCGTCAGTAACAGCATTCATTGCTTTACTCACAGTACCTACGCCTTGCTGAATCCCCACAGCAATACCCGCTGGCACCATGACACCCACTTGATCACGCATTAAACGTGAAGGCGAATGGATTTTCAGCTTCTTCTTGATCGTTTTTTCAATTGTGGAAGCAATATTGTTGGCTTCCTTCGCAAGCTCGCCTTTCATTCCTTTCATGCCGGATATAATGCCTGACATCGTGTTATATCCAATCGCTTTCCCGCTCTTTTTAAGCGATCCAAGCTGCTTAACATTGACAGTCAATTCAGCAATTTTATTCATGTAATCATTTTTCAGTTTGTTCAGCTCTGAGTTTGCCGCGTTTCTCAATTCAGTGATCTTTTTAGTTGTTGCATTCTTGAGATCCGCAAGCTCTTTGGTCGCTTGTTCGCTTGCCATGCTGTGTTTTTGTTTCCACAAAGAAATATATTTATCTAACTCCGGTGCAGACATAGAAGCAATAGCTTTTATTTGATCAGCTGATCCCACGCCCATTTGTCTTAATTCATCAACGAATTCTTTTGGTGCGCTGCCTGTTAATTTTGATAGGTCAGACTGGAAACCTTTCATTTTATCAATTTGCGCTTGAAGATTATCCAGAAGCTTTGACCCACTTACTTTCTCTGTGGTGACACTATCAAATAATCCCATAGCATTGTAAATGGAATCAGTACGATCTTTAAGAGCATTTTTATATTCTTCATTGGCCTTCTTGATATCGCTGGTTAGCTTGTCGTTAATGCTTTTAAACTTAGATAGATACGAATTGTTTGCTGAAAGAATACCTTTATTCAGTTTTTCAGCCGCTTTCTTCTCGCTCTCTTTCTTTTTTAGTGCTTCTCTAGTTAGATTATTCTGTGTTGCATAAATTTCCCGTTGAATTTTATTACGCTGGTCAGCTGTCAGTTTTTCCTTCTTTTTAATCTTTTCAAGCTGCTTGATGTATGTCTGACCGCTTATTTTCTTGGTGTCATATTTAACTTCTGCATTAGCAATCTTTTGAGACACTTTCTTTTGATAAGCCAGCTGCGCTTTTGCCTTTTTGCGCTGCGCCTCAAGTGCCTTCTTCTTCTGTTGACTCTGTGTTTTCTTTTGCGCATTGTAAATTTCCCGCTGAATCTTTGCATTTTGCGTGGATGTTAGCTTGTTTTTCTTTTTAATCGCGTTTAATTGTTTGATGTATGTCTTTGAGCTGATCTTACCTGTGTCAAACTTGGTTTCTACAGCTCTAATCTTGTTATCAATGCCTGTTTTTCTTCTCGCATTCGCTTTACGTGCCGCAGCAGCTTGTTTTTTCTTCAATGCTGCCGCTTGTTTTTGCGCTTGCTTTTGTGCTTTCTTCATTTCAGCTTGCGATGCTTTTTGCGCCGCCTGTGTTGTCTTTTTAGCAGAAGAAACCACAGTATTTGTTGATCTATCAAGACCTACAGCCATACCAGCACCCAAGTTATAACCGATCTCATCACGCATCCAGCGTGAAGGAGAATGAATGTTAAATAGTTTAGTAAAGGTATTTTTGACGTTGTTAACAATATCAGTAGCCTTTTTATATAAGCTAGATGCCATCCCCCCAACACCACGCACCAAACCTTGAATAATGTTTTTCCCGATGTTGTAAAGGTTAATTCCTTTAAAGAAAGCCATGACCTTATCCCAAATACTCTTGATCTTGCTTTTGACATCATTCATTTTGTTACCGACAGAGTTTTTTATATCGTTGAACTTGCCTGAAACAGCCTTCCATATACTGCCTACAACGTTTCCGACTGTCGTTTTGATCTTATTCCACACATTTCCGATAAACGTCTTTACTGTGTTGAAAACAGTCGTTGTCGTACTCTTGATTTTGTTCCAGTTGTTCACAAAGAAGTTTTTAATGCCGCCTAAAACAGTCGAGAAGAAGGATTTGATTCCGTTCCAAACTGAGGAGGCGGTATTTTTCAAACCATTCCAAACAGTCGTGACAACCTTTTTGATGGTGTTCCAAACTGTTGTAAAAATGGTTTTATAGATTTTAAATACTGTCGTAAAGTAAGTTTTAATCCCGTTCCATATGGTTGTGGCCGCCTTCTTGATTCCATTCCAGACACCAGTTATGAAGCCTTTGATTCCACCCCAAACACTAGAAGCAACTTTTTTTATTCCTTCCCATAAGCCTTTAAGGAAATTTGAAATGGCTCCCCACGCTTTGATGGTGAAGGCTTTGACTTTATCCCAATTGGCGATGATTAACGCAACAATTCCAATTACTGCGGTCGTTATCCAACCGATAGGACCCATAGCAACTACCCAAGCTGCTGCCATTCGTACAGCATTTGCCATTGCTTGAGCGGCCATAACAGCCATTCGAGCAATGAATAAAGCCATTTGTTTTATTCCATTTTGTAACATGAGAATGAATGAACTCATCTTCGTTGCTGTCCACGCTGCTGCCATTCTAGTTGCATTCGCAATGGATTGTGTAGCCATCAACGCCATTTGTGTGACCCATAGAATCATTTGTCTAATGCCGTTTTGCAACATCAAAATAAACGAACTTATTTTTGCCGCCGTCCATGCAACAGCCATTCTCGTTGCTTGCGCTACAGACTGAGCGGCCATGAGTGTCATGTTTTTGATCCAAAGCCCCATTTGAATAATTCCGTTCTTTAATGATGTAATTAAAGATGAAATCTTCATTGCAGTCCATGCCACAGCCATTCTCGCGCCGTTTACCGTTGCTTGCGTTGCCATTAGAGCGTTTCTAGCGATGAATTGACCCATGACAAGTATTGTTGTTTTTAATTGGCTTACAAAGCTTAGCAGCTTCACTGCTAGTAAAGAGTTTTTAAAACTTGAGATCCAGCGAGCAGCCACCATAAAATCTTTAAAACCATTAGTTAAAGAGCTAACAGCAACCATTGCCGGAACAATCGCTCTAACGACACCAATAAGAGATAAACCAGCTGCGATAAATTGTCCGATTGCTGGATTTGCTTCCATTGCAGCATTTGAAAATTTCAAGAAGCTGTTTACAGTTTCAAGAATCGTCTTTCCTAATGGTGCCATTCCAACAAGTAGATTTATAATAGTCCGAGAAATTTGACCAAGTGTACTCCACACTGTCGGACCTGTTTTTTCAATGTATGCGATGAAGTTTTTAAACCCTTCTGTATGTTGAACGGTACCAGCCCATTCTCTGAATCTAGCGGTCATATCAACCAATGATGTGAGCATGTCGGAAGACATTGGACCAAACGCAGCAAATAAACGGCGTAATGCACCAGAAAAGTTTGTGATCACTTGTAAGAGCTTCGGACCGTTTTCACGAGTGTAAGCAATGAAATCTTGGAACCGTTGTGATGAGCTTAAACCTGCCGCCCATTTAGCCCAAGAAGCAGTTGCCTTTTCCATGCTTGCAGCCATGTCATTTCCCAATGGCCCGAAAGCTACAATGAGATTCATGACTGTTCTCATAACGTTACCTGCGATATTTCCAAAGGTCACAAATGCTTTACCTGCATTGTTGTTCATCCATTTGATGAAGTTTTGCATGTCTTTTGCTTTGAAAGCATTATCAAGGTTTTTCGTTAATGTAACCGCTCCATTTGCCACGTTAACAAACATAGGTCTAAGACTATTCAGAACCGTTTTAAACGTTGTGAGAGAGTTCGTGAACGATTTCAAGATCGGTTTTTGGGTGATTTTTGCTATGTCCTGCCAGTTATCTTTAAAATCTTCTAAAGTAGCAAGAGCCTTCTTCTCTTCTTTACCTAGCGACTCTTGCAATACTTTGATTTTTTCCATGATTTTGGCGCGCTCTTTTGCATTTGTAGCATCATCTAGCTTGGCTTGGAGCTTATCCAGGTCTTGACCAGTTTTGATAACACTACCAATGGACGTTACCGCCAATGCACCAAAAGCCACTGCGCCAGTACCAGCAGTAGAAAAAGCACTGACAAGCCCCATTAATCCACTCGTAGCCGTTCCAATCATTGGACCAATTGCTCCAATTACCCCTACAGCACCAGACAAAGCAGGAGCGATAGCAGGTAGTAAAGCAAGCAATCCACCACGTAAAGCATTCCCCATGACGTTTGAGATTGAATTTGTGATCTTTGAAAGCCTGTTCATGGCATTCTCGAATTTATCTAGCCGTTCCTCAAAACCGCCCCATATATCCATTATTCTAATAACAACAGTATTAGGAAGACTCGCTAATGCTGCTCTTGCAACTGTTACAGCCCTAATCAAAGCCGCAGAACTTGCATTTATGATTGTTGTAACTCTGTTAGGTAAGCTTGCTAATGCAGCACGAGCAGCGGCGACAGATGAATTTAAGTTGCTAGCGTTTCCTGCAATCATTGTCGTCACTCTCTGCGCTATTGAAGAAAGAGCAGTACGAGCAACGGCAACCGATGAAACTAGCGGGCTTGCATTCCCTGCAATGATTGATGTTACCCTTTGAGAGATAGTAGATAATGCCGTACGCGCGACAATAACAGCACGTCCTAAAGGAGTAGGATTTCCGGCAATGACGGTCGTCACTCGTTGAGCGATTGACCTTAGCCCTGCTTTAGCACGAGCTATTGAACTAGTTAACGGATTGTTATCACCCGTAAAATAAGTATTGATCCGTTGAGGTATTTCTCGCAATTTTTGACGGGCCATCCTAACAGCCCTCGTTAAAGGGTCTGCATCGGCATCTAGGTCAACACGGTTGCGTTCATGTCGGCGCAAGAAACTGTCCATTTGCTGTTCAGCTTCCCTTACACGCCTTTGGAAGTCAGCGATTTCAGCATCTACTTCGACAGTGTGATGATCACGCATACGGCGCATCATATCGTTTACTTTGTCCATTTGCTTTTGGAATTTACGTGTTTGCGCCTCGACAACCGCCGTTAATTTTTCGATCAAACCCTCACCCCTCTTCTTTTGATTTTCTAAGTATGTTCCTTAATCCGATGTTAAGATCGTTCAAGCGTTTGGCATCCACTTGATTTTTGAAACGGTTGCTAGTGACATCACGCTCAAGATCAGCCCTAGCTTTTTGTGCATCAAACATTTGTGACGGCTTAACTTTTTTAGCGTTATTCGCATACCGATGAAACATTGCGTTAATTGTCATTCGCTCTATTTCATCAATTTCACGCAGCTTGGCCGCCTTGAGCTTGCGTTTATACTCGTTTGGAGTCCATGACATGATGAGATCGTTGTCATAGACACCCATCCAACGAGCTGCATCTTCAATTACTTGGAGGTAGTCAATCCCGTCAACTCTTTGCGGGCTTGTTTCAGCATTTCCAAGTATTCCTTGCCGGTCTCTTGTTCCTCGATCCGCTTCGCTGCCATTTCTGGTGTCTCGTTCGGAGCAACTTTCTTCGGTTTGTTCATCTTCTCGAGTAGCGTCCAGTTCTGACGGATCTTTCCTTTGAAAAAACCAGCATTTTCAAGTGTTTGGAAAGCTTCTTTAACCAAGCGATCCACTGCATCACCTTTAGTGTCTTCGTCAATGATATTCATGATCGCTTCTTCAATTTGTTCTGAAGACGGTTTACTGCCTTTAAGGTGAGATAAAGCACAATCCCAAAATGCAGAAAGCATTAAAGCATCTTCGTTTAGCAAGCCCATGTAAATGTTCATTGTTCCGCCTGCTTTGTCTTCCTCTTTACTTGTATATTTTTCATTTGCTGTACGATCAAACGAAAAATCGCATCTTGCTGTATATTCCTTATTTCCAATTGTTAAAGTAGCCATTTATAAAAACCCCCGATTTGTTTTTTGTAATAGAAAAGAGCCTCCAGATAATAGAGACCCTTCAAGTGTTATTCTCCTGTGGAAGCCGGTTCTGTCTGTGTGACAATTTCACTCATTGGAGACTCGCCAGCTTCGTTAACTGCTGTCACATTAATGGTCAGTTTCGTATCAGGGTTCATACCTGATGAAACATAACTTGTGTCAGTGACGTTTTTATCAAGACGCTTGTCTGCGCCTCTGTATACGTTATATGAAGTCGCCCCTTCTACCGCATCCCACTTTACTGAAATACTGTCAGACGTGGCTGTAAACGATAGATTTTGGGGCTGCTTAGGGTGTCTCAACTTTCTTATTAAGTTCACCAAACTGCTTGAAGCTGTCAGCACCAGCAGTAGAACGAATTTGATCAATAAAAGCAGGATCTAACGCATTTAGCTCACCTTTTTGCGTTTTACCCAATACAGGTAACGTTGTTGAAACCTCAATGAAACCATCCTGCGGCGCACTTTTTTCAAGGTTTTCAATAATTGCATGACCATATTCTGAATCATGCTTTCCGTTTTTGTTTAGATTTAAATTTACTTTCCATACCTGAATAGCTTCTTCGTTGTCAAAAGCAGCTTCAATGGCTTTTTGCCCCGGATCATTATCCGCAGCGTAGAAAGATAATTCAACTGATTCACTTTTTGTGCCGTATCCAACAATACGACCTGACTTTGTGCTTTCATCCAACGTGTCCTGCTCTTTTGTGTGAGAGCCTTCCGTCTGGAAAGCAATAAATAAACCCTCATCATCTGTTGCATCCATCGGTTGAACAAAATAGATTTCATCCTTACCATTCAATAGGTTTACCACTCAAACCATCCTCTCAATTGTTTATTGTGTATCGCATCCTGAGTATGCCGTGCCGCGTGTAACCATCAATGTCTGTGATCACCTGCATGCCTCGCAGCTCAGAACGGCATAAAGAAAAGCCCTCTATTTCTAGGGGCCTTTTGGTCAAAGCTTGCAACATGAGGTCAACGACCTGCTGCGCTTCCTTTTTTCCGTTGTAATCTGACCAGCAGTGTAAAACCACGTTTACAACCTCGCCAGCAGATGTTTTTGTCTCAAATAAGGACACATCGTCATCACCCATTGAGACATAAGGCTTTTTAGTATCTTTGGAAACCGCATCAAAAACGCCTGTGACACGTTCGTTTAACCGCTTATCCATAGATAGCCTTTCAAATATAGCAGCCTGTAACGGCCACAATGATGAGCGCATTTCAGCAGCTCCTTTCTATTGCGTTTCACGGGCAAAATGCCTCATTCCCTCTTCTACAGCAGGATTAAAGAATGGTTGCGCCCTCATACCTCTAGTCATCACCCATCGGCCTAGCTTTTCATCATAATAGACCCACGGTGTTTGACGGCCGCCGCCTTCCTCTGCGTAAATACCCGTTCCGTACTCAACATATATCGCATAATCGGCACCAACGGTGATGATGGCTTTCAATCCTTCGTCTCGATATTCAACCTCAATAGAGTTCTTAAGGTTCCCACCATCAATCATGGCTGTTGGCGCATTAATGACAGCATGACTATATATCAATTCTGCTGTTTCTGTGACAATTTGTTTTGCTCGATCTATGACTTCGCGCTCGAATTTCTCAACCGTTTTCGCCATTTGCTTTGCCCATTTGCCGCTTACCTCAGCCATTGAGCACCTCTGAAACTTGGCATTTGAGACACATGATCTCATTTTCTCCGCCTTGATCAATAGGATCTGATTTCAAGATGAGTATTTTATTTTCGTATTTGATTCGCATAGTCTTTTTGATATCTTCCCTGTACTCGAAATAGACATTGTGATCAACTGGGTTTTGCAGCTGTTGAGCTTGATAAAACTCTCTTGATGTAACACTTGTCACTCGTGCGGGTATTGTAAGATAGTCCACATGCTTTTCAGTGTAGCCACCGCCACCGTCCGGCACTTTTTCGAGTTTTTGAAACGTGATTTCATGTGGGAATTCTTCAAATACATAACTCACCAATAAGCCCTCCTATACGGGTACAGGTACTTAGTGACCGTTTCAGGAAAATCAGTATCATAAGAGTACGACACATCACCCATGCTTCTACTTGCCAAACCCGCTGGCTTTAAATTGTACTCAGCAGCTTTTGCAACAAAAAATTTTACACCAGCTGGCAGGTCATCTGCATCAAACTTGTTCTTACAAAAGTCAGATGCCCATTCAACAAAAATAGGAACAACCTCAGACAAGTAATCATCGTGCTTATCTGTGGTCATTCCTATCATTCTTTTAATCTGTTGGATGTCCATTGGATCACCCTTTCAATTTTTCAAGCAGTGTTTCACGCTTCATGTTGTAATAACCAGCAATTCCTTTATCTTTCGCTTTCTGCTTTAGCTGCTCAACAGTCATTTCTTCATAAGACAGGTCGTCTTGAGCATCTTTTTCAATCTTCGCACGCCTTTTCAATTCTTGTTCCAAGAGCCAAAAGGTTGTTGCTCCCATTTACTCGGTGCCTCCTTCTGCTTCTGTTTTAGTTGCGATTTCCGACATTGCAGATTCGCCGCTCTCATTAACAGAAGTGACATTGATTGTTAACTTAGTATCAGGCGTTAGACCGTCCGTGCTGTATTCAGGCTTGGTTACATTCTTATCAAAACGCTTGTCTGCTCCCCGATAAACATTGTATGAATCCGCCCCAGCTACGGCATCCCAATTGACAGTCACAGATTTACTTGTGCTTGTAAACCGTAGGTTTTGGGGCGCATTAGGGCGTAGGAATAGGCTCTTCCACTGGAAGTGAATCATCAACAATAATAGATTTTTGAAGGTATGTTCCAAAACCTACATCAGCTCTGTTATTAGGGATGTAATCAATCAAGTTTTGTTTCTGTAAATTTGTATGCGTTACTGAATGCATTGCAATTGAAGTGAATTTCCCTTTAGCATCCCCAAGTAATTGAGCTGCATCAAGAATCACTTCACCGCTTAATTTTGATTTAGCTGCTGCGTTTGGCCCTTCATTGGAAATAATCTTCACAATTCGGACTTTCTTTTTGTCATAAACACGTTCATAGTTTCTAGCGCTTGCTAATTCTTTCAGTGTAGGCATTTTCTCAGCAACATCCGCTTCGGTCCACTTGAAACCACGTGGATGCATAATGAACTTCTTACGATGGATCAGAATATCTTCACCTTTAAGAGAATTTCGATCTGTTTCGGTCGGTACTTTAGGCATTCCTGGAGCATAACCAACGGCACCACCAGCAAATAGATAAGTTGTATACTTTTTCTCATCACCGCTCGAAATATCTAATACTAGATCACCATCATTATTAGTGATGTTGCTACTAAAGACACCATTCAGCATAAGGAAAATCATTCGCTGCATTTGTCTTTCCCAATAATTATTAACACGATCCCCGATTGCTCTCATTGGATCAGATCCGGCCAGTTCAGCAGCTAAATCTTCACTGCTCCATGCCTTTCCAAATTCAAGGACCCGTGCAACGTCTTTTCCTGATGTGATTTTTTCTGGAGTCAACGCAAAGTCTGACTGAATTGCCTCTGGATCTCCTTCTAGGTCGTTCCAGAAAGGCATATTTACTGTATCTCCGCCACTTGGGACATCTAAATTCGGTACTGGCTGAATAATTCCACTTCGATATACCGCTGTTTGTTCAACAGTGTTATTCATTGTGTACTGGTTAAAAACTTCTGGGATGATAACATCCTGAACTCTAGTTACTGCCATTTAAATTCTCCTTTATAATCCATAGATTGCAGGATTCCCGCCTGCTTGGATGATTAATTTTTTAGCTTGTTCGGGATCACTTCTTAAAATGTTCCCTTGCTCAGTTAGGTTTAAATGGTCCTGACTGAATGGATTTTTAGCTGTTGGCAAATTAGCTACTGAATTACCTGTACCATGTGGCTGCCTACCCGCTAAACCCGGGGAACTGTCATTCTCAGTGTGGAACAGGTAGCTGTCACTCTCTTTTAGAGCGGCTAACTGCTCATCAAGACCAATGACCTTATCGCCAGCCAATTTAAGATCTTCAACGTTTAAATTAGCTTTCACAGACTTAATATTCCGTGCCTTTGCATCACGTAAAGCACTTTCGAGAGCAAAGTCAAAGGCTTGTTTCTCCAGCTTTTGCTGGTATTCCTCAGACACCTTTTTATTTTTTTCTTGCAGCTGCTCAATTTCTTTTTGTAGCTCTTCATTTCCTCTTGCTTGCTTTTGCAGTGTGCTTAACTGCTGATCCCGCTCGTCAAGCTGGCTTTTCAATTCCTTCTTTTCATTGTTCACTGCGTCAAACCGCTCTTTCGGGAACCATTGACCGTTGCTTACAATATCAATTTTTTGATCTCCAGCTTTTTCGACTACTTGAGCATACAGATCGTCACCGAGTAATTCTTTTAAACTCATTTCAACCTCTCCTTTGATGTTTTTTTGCGTGTCCACCTCACGCACAGGATTTACGCTTAGTTTGGCTCCAAGCCTTTAGAATGAGCAAAAGAGCCTTTTTATGTCATGCTCAGGACAAAAGAAAAAGCTGTCACATAAGTAAACAGCTTTAATTCTTACTTATTTATTGCCGAAAATGTGTTTGATAGTTTAGCAGCAATATTGCCCCATCCATTCAATTGACTAGAATGATTCTCTTTTGCTCTGTACTCTTCTTGTAATGCAACCATTTTTTCAGCAGTCTTCGTATCAAACGCTTCATGAGTAAATAGTGATTGTTTCAATTCGCTGATAATCTCGTCATAAGTAACAGGATCATTGTATTGAATTACGCTATTGAGCATATCTAAAAGGTATTTAACACGTTCATTCTCTTTCATGAATTATTCCCCCTTTCCCTCAATTGTTTTGTACCACTCTTCATAGGTTTGGTATGGGATGACCTCGCCCGCTCCAGAACCGCCTTTTCTCGCTCTTCTCGTGTCTGGCATTTTGCCATTCACTTTGAACGAGACAGTGCAGCGGCAGTTTATATCATCTTTGGCATTATTCATGTGACCAGGAGCGGGGCCGACACCGCCGTAAATAGAAACGAATAAACCATTTTTAGCGGTCTTCCCATCTAGCTTTCTATGCCCCGCCCTTGTTTTTAGGTCAAGGGTAGAATTCCATACCTTTTCTAAGTTTGCATGCTTAGAAGCCTGTTCAGCGCTTTTTATCCTAGCCGAGACTTGTACCCTATGAACTTCAGTTCTCGCTACGTCACGGGCTTTTTTTCTTGCGAATTCTGTGCTTCTCTCAATTCGCTTGGCTATTTTGCTATAATCTTCACCCGCTTGAATGCCTTGAGCAATGGAAATTTGAATCTGCCGGACATAATCATCACGGTGACGCTTATATAAAGCGGATAAAGTCAATTCAGCTATCGGGTTTAGAATAGCCTGTTGAATCATCGCAGTTGTCGGCAACGTATAACCCATCTTCACCGCTGCTTCTATCTCGTAGAGATAAGCGGATCGCATATAGTTCTCAAGAAACTGTTTAGCAGCCAAAGCCTCCACAATGACAATCACAGTTTTGAACGCTTTGCTTGATTCCTCTGTCATCCGCTCCATTTCTTTTTTGAAGCGGTTGTACTTATTCAGATCAGCCATAGAAAGAGAACCATCTTTCCCATACTTAGCGAAAAGACCGGCTATTTGCTGATTAATCTCTTTCAATCTCTTAGCAAAGACAGCATCAATTTTCTTGGCATCCTCTGTGATCATGTCATCGAGCAGTTTATCAATCTCGTTCTGGTTCATCTTCATCACCGCCCGTTTCAATCTCAGTTAACGGCGGCATGCTGTTTCTGTATTCTACTTCCTCTGCCTCAATACGTTTTAATTCTGCTTCTACATCATCTACCCACGGATGATTTGCAATACGTGTTTCACGGCTTAAATCTGTGCTCTGATTCGACATTTGAACCTGCTCAAGCTCGTTTGTCATTCGAGAGCGGTTAAAAGTCATCTGTAAGAGCGTGGGATCGTATTCGCCTTGACCTGTCATTTTTAGATATTCAGTGAAGAACCAAAAAAAGGCGCTTAAAGCTGGCCGGAATTTCCGCTCTGCTTCATTCGCCTTTAGATCAAGCAAGGAATATAGATTTTTAATAGCAACGTTGGTAGGTGAATTTCCCACTTTGTCAGGATTGTTGTTTACGCCCTGTCCGAAGCGGTAAATATTCTCTTCTAATCGGTCCAGATGTGAATTTGCGCTGTCCATTGGGATTTCAGCACTCTTCATTTCTAGTCCTCCATCACCAGACACTTCCACAGCTTTATAGTGTCGTAGATTTGTTGTAAACTCGCTTAAATCTTGCCCTGCGAAGTTTTTCAAGACATAGATTAAATCTTGCATTTCATCAAACGTGTTAGCGTTATTTGAAATGTTGTTATTATATTGATCAATCAAGTCTTTATAGAAGATAAGGTCACTGACACCCTCTTCATTGTTCTTAAACTCTATCATTGGAACCTTACCCCAGCCATACCCTTTCCCTCGTTTGTCGTAGAAATGGCTTTCAGGATTCTTCTCATATTCAAAGTCTTGGATCAAGGACCCGTTATGCTCTACATAGTAAAAAATCTGTTCATCTGTGTACAACTCAACCTTTCGGGTAAGTTCATCATCTATGTTTTTAACATCATAGTAACGGATAGCATAAAGCAGGCTGCGTTTCTTTGTTGAATCGTAAACCGGTATGACTTCCTCTGCTGGAATGCGAAGATAATCAAAATTACCTTCTTCATCAACAAATGGATGAAGCCATTCTTTACCCTTGTTACTAGCATTCTTGAGCAGTTCTTGCATGCAGTCGTCAAAATCTTCGTCTATAAAGTCGTTCACAACTGCAAGGAACGTTTCATCTTCCGCATTAAAGGTGATCGGTTTCCCTAAAAGGTATTGGACCTTCTGTTGTACCAGCAGCTTATGCCAGTTGTGAGAGATTCGATTGTTTGGTTTCTCTGTATCAACCACTTTAACGCCATGTTTATAATAGTATCGGATTCGCTTCTTGATATCCGCTTGATTCAAATAATAAGCGACACCTTCAAGCATCTGTTCCCGCTCTCCATCGTGCCTATCAATCATCTTTTGTATAGCGGTGGTATCGGGCAGCTTGTCGGATGTTTCTGCGCTGTCTTCGATGATTTTTATCAGCTCTTCTGTATGTGTTGGCGATGTTGGGTACATGGTCATTCCTCCTCTCTATACCATTGTTCAAACATGTAATCCATTAGCGTATGTGTCATATTCAATGCTTCTTGATAAGTGGCACCTCGATAAACCAATACGTACTGATCTTGGTCAACCTCAGAAACAGCAATCATTTTGTGTATCTTTCCGCTTTTTGCATCAGCAAGCATTTTTTCTAATGATTCCACTATGTTTTTTTGATCTTCATTAAGCTGCACACGATTCTTTTTGCGCCAATCATTTGGTTTTTCAGTTTCAAAGCTGATCTTTTTCACGTTAATACCCTCACCCCCGATTGTTGCATATCGCGCTCAAACGCGTATCTAGTCGCATCAATAGAGTGATTTTCTTTATCCTCAAGGCGTGGTTTCGGGTTGCCGTCTTTATCTGTTTGATAATCAATATTCTCAAATTCACGGGCTAGATTTGGTGTTCTTAATGGATCAATGACTATTTCATCTAAATCACCAAGCCATTCCTCACCATATTGAACCGAGTCAGGGCCTTTCTTTGCTCCTGAAACCCTTCTAATGCCGTGTTCCTTTTTCAACTCGTCTATACTTTTTGGCTCAGCGCTATCGGCTGTAATCTCATTGCTTTCATAGCCTTTTGATTTAATCCACTTCGCTAGTTCTCTATTAGACACTTTGTGGTCATATAATTCATCCAGCGCATATATTTTGCTTCGCTTCTTATCATAATGCCATCTGACGAAAGAAAGCGGATCTGGACCATATCCAAAGTCAACGCCTTGACGTATATTGTCAAAGGAGCGGAGCATATCATCAGTTATGCTGCCTTTCTTGATTTGAAGGTTATCAAATGGAACAACACCAGTTCCGATCGCTTCCCCAAGATATTCCCATCTATATTTCTTATAATTTTTGGCTTTTGTTTCCTCAGCCTCATTGATAAACGCTTTTGATAGATGAGGGTTGTCTAAATAAGTGGAATGATGAATATACGTGTTTTCGGCAGGGAAAGACGTTTCATACTTCTTGTTAACCCAATTTTGCTTACGTTTTGGCGGGTTATAAGTGTAATAGAACGTATAATCAAACTTCCCTGCCCGTTTACGTGGGTTTTCTGGCTTTGTTTTGTGTGTTAGTTCTTCACGTAACACCGAGTTCATGATGGTGCTTACTTCTTCATCAGACTTAAATTCTGCAAGCTCTTCTATCCACATGACACCTATTGGAAAATCAGCATCTTTGATTGATTTGAGCTTGTCAGGATCGTCAGCACCAGCAAAGTAAATCTTGTTCCCTCTTGGCTTGTATGTGATCTCTAACCTGGAAGGAACAAACTTGAATAGATGAGAGACACCCAGCGTTACCGTTGCTTGCTTTATCTGTGCGAAAACAGATTTAACAAGCGTATTCTGGACTTTTCTCAAGACGAGAGCGGAAACAGGGTATTCGATGATGTCCGTTACTACACCAACACCCACGCTAAACGATTTACCAGAAGCACGGCCACCCTTCATAACATAATGAAGATGCTCTTTTGCTCTTCTGTATCTCCAAAACTCACGAAATGCCGGTGCCAGCACTTCCGATACTTTAATCATCGTCATCACCTATATCATCAACAATGTAAACTGGTGCAACGTCACCTAATTCCATTTTCTCGACTTCGGCTTTTGTTTTATCAATGTTCAAGCGCATCTGCTCCAGTTTAAGCCGTCTTTCGTCTGTCTCATGGGCTATGTTGTCAAACTGCTTTATTAAGCCCCTAAGCTCAGACATTGCCCTAGATTGAGCGTTTAGAAATGTAGCATGACGATCCCAAGCAAACTGGAATTCGTATTCTTCTTCTTCAATATCAGCTGAATCTGAAACGACTGACTTTTTCTTTTTTAGCTCTTTGATCATTTCATCCTTATTCTCGACAAACATGATCTTCTGTGCCCGCACAATAGCGGTGAACTGAATTTGTATTTGCTCCCACAGCAGGTCAACAGGTGAAAATTCTTGTATGTCCTGCATGATCTCAAACGCTTCAGCTGGCATGTGCTTTGAGTAAAAGCCGTGTGTCTTTGCGTTTTGGTTTCGTATTGGTGCTGCTCCCCCGCTATTACCTAACGCATTAACGTTACCGGGTTGACCACCCTTTTTTGTGTGCACACTTTTTCTTTTGGGTGCACCCTTTTTTCTTACCCAACCATGCCGCTTTTTCCATGATTTTATGGTGTTGATCGACACCCCGTATTTCTCGGCAAGGTCCTTGTATTTCATGCCTTTGACGTAATCTTTCTCCGCCTGAATGTGCTTCGATTCCATTTACATTCACCTGCCGCCTCCTTCTGATTCGTGTTTGTTTCGGGATCTTTATTTCTTCACTTGGTGCTTGATGAGGTTGTTGTACTCTTCAAACCACTCAAGAGGAATTTCTGACCTTGCTGATATTCTTCGTTCAATAGCTGCTGCTATATCTTCTGTTCTACGTTCATCATGTAGCCACTTAGGAATAACACCTAAAGGCGGTTCCGTTGTCATATCATCCACTCCTTTAATTTATTCGCTCTAAACTGCTGCCGCACTCTACCTTTAAGCCGATGCTTGGTGTAAAGAATTATCGGAAGCAGTTTACAGGGAACAAAAAAAGCACCTTGTTTACAGGTGCTTCTTGCTTTTTATTTAATTGACAAAATAATGTGTTACATGGTTCATGTTTACTCTCTCTTCTGTTGTGCCAACCCATTGGCTATTTAGTACTTCGTACAGGTCACCCGTTGCTGGTAATTTTAGGTCTAGTGTCACTTGTTTACCTGTTACTAATTCAAATGTAATTGAGTATTCTATCACGTTCTCACCTCCCGCCTTTATATCGGCAGAAAGTAAGTATTTGGAACTATTCGCGAAATTTGTCGAACGAATCCCAAGCTCGCAAGAGCAAGTGAAAATATATTAATTTGTGGAGACACGGGAAATTATGCCTCCCCGTCCTGCCTTCCATTTTACACTACGGATTTTTCGTCTTTCAACAAGTGCACAAAGTGGCAATATTGGCATAATTGGTCGATGATATTATCTTTCATTTGCCGTACCTTCTCACGAGACAAGCCCAAGTGAAGTCCAATGGCTCGATAACTCATACCTTCCATCATGCAGTCATAGACCACTCTGTGCTTTTCTCCTTCGATTTTACTTGCTGCTGCCTCTATTGCATATACACGTTCTTCAAATTTCCGAAGACGTTTAAACAATCTTTCTTCCCTCATATCCATATCACGCAATTCAGCTTGGCTTTTTCCTTTACTACCCTTTGGAAGAGTTGCCTCGATGCCGTATTGAGCAACGCCCCAGCTGCGCATAGGAATGTCAGTGCCATATAAAACACGTTGGAGCCGCTGAACCTCTTTCGCCATCCAGTGATAATTGTGAATGAGTCCTTCAATCTCTTTTTTATTCATGGTTCAAGCCCCCTTCGATCGTATTAAATCTAGTTGAATAGCAATCTTTTTCTTTGCTCTTGATAAATGGATTTGCACGGTTCCTTTGCTAACTCCCATGAGACTTGCAATCTTATCTAGTGAATTGCCGTCAGCAACATGTGAGAGATACATTTCCTTTTGCTTTTGCGTAAGAGTGGATAAGGCGTACTCGATCAGCCTTTTATCATCTTCACTTAATTTTCGTGGTGGCTCTTTCACGAAGTTGTATTGATTCGCTAAAGCCTCAAGCACTTCTGGTGAAGCAAACACTGTGCGTTGATAAACGGATCTTCGGTCAATCGCTCGTTTTGCTTCTGGCTGCCTGCCAGTGGATAACCATTTCACCACGTACTCAAGATCATTTATCATGGCACTGAAAATCTTGCGGCTTGGATCCGTTTCGTCCAGCTGCTCATATCTTCTTTTTGTATCTTTCAACGCTCGTTTATACTCAAGAATCAATTCGTTCATGGTTTCCTCCTATTTACGTTTGTACGCCCCGCCTTTGGCTCTTTTAAGTCTTTGCATGTTTTGCCCCATAAGCTCGCGTATCTCTTTTTCTGTAAGCTCCTGCGGCTGTTTTTTCGGCTTTTCCTTCTTCATGGTGTTGCTCCTTTCCGACAAATAAAAAACGGACACCAACCAGCACCCTTAAAAGGTGTTGATCAGTGTCCGCAGGCTCTCCGTCTTGGACTTATTTAGTTACTCTCTCAAAATCTCGTTCAAAATCATCAGCAAAGCACATTTGTGTGTTTCCGTTTCTCCATATGATGTATACATCTATACCTGCTATCAACACTTCATTTTCTTTTCCGATATGCAATAAATCATCCCTAAATTCAAGATACATTACATCTGGTCGCACATCTAAGAAGTCTATGATGTCTTTTCGGTTTTGCCCAGTCCATAGAATTGCTTCAATCTCAACGAAAACTGGTTTCTTTCTATAAAGGATCGTTACCCAACCTCCTTATCATTTGTTTAACATAATCATAGCTTTCCACAACATTTATGAAATGGGTACCATCAGCAGCAATTCGACATCCGGTTTCATCATGTGGATTAACTCCAAAGCTCAATATTGCATTAAAATTAATTGTAACTTTTTCATCGTTGGGTTTAGTTAATTCCATAAATTTCATTCCCCTTCCTCATATCAAGCTACCGTCTACAGCCAGCATCATTTCTCCGTCGTTGGTTAAATCCTCAAGGACTTCTTCAAATGGTATTAATTCTTTATCTTCTCCAGGAATGCGGCTGAATTTCGCTGCTGCATATAGTCCTGTTACTTCTTTGATGTTCTCTGCAAGTTCTCCCTCTTCATCATCGGCGACAACATCAGTATAGATTGTCATAGCATTCTCTTTGGTTTTTGCTTTGATCAATGCGTAATATGGATCATGCACCTCGTAAAATTTCATTTCATTCACCCTCCGTTTTCAATTTAAAGCCTGCTGTCAAAGCGTCTTGATAAACTAGGCTTGCACACAATGCGTGATGAGTTCTGGCATCTGTACTACTGCTCCAGCCTTCATAAAAACCTGCCATCGCTTCATATTTTTGTGATATATGGTGATCATAACGAGCTTGAAAAGCCTGTTCTTGTTCCTGTAGCAGCTGAATTGCCGTTTCAAGGTATGTCGCAAAATCAAGCGCCTCTTCTTGAGCGTGTTTCATCCAGCCTTTCAGATCATAGGAGGAGGTTTTGACATAAGCCCCGTACTTTTTCAGGCCTTTTTCCTGCTGTTGGTGCAATTTCTCTATGACTGAATAAACAATTGGGTTATTTTCGTTCATCACGATTCCTCCAATAGATCAGGGTCTTCATAAATGTTCCCGACAACTTCGATATGCTGATGTTTGTTGAAATACTCATGAGCATTCCAAACTCCGAACATGTAGCAGCCCCTATGCATACACACCTTTCGCATGATTGGATTAACATCATCGTGCGATCGGAGTGAACCTTGCACTACATCCCCCTCATAAATATCAACGTTGTTCTTATCTCTCAATCCGGTAAACTGCATTTTGTGACAGCTGGGATAATAATCGAATTGATCACTAGCTTCGGCATAGTTTGGAATGGAATAAGGAATTCCCCCCGGTGTCAACCCTACTCCATAAACCATTTCTTGAGCATTCTCATCCCAGACACGGAATTTAATCTCTCGCATCAAACATTCTCCTTCCAGTGAGGGTAATCCTCAAAATTTCCTATATGCTCATCATGGGATGCTGCATACTCTTTCTTTGTCGCGTCCCAGCAGTCTTTACACATGCTTGAGCCGATGTCACCCATAAAAGGAGAAGGACGTACTTTGTTTGAAAGTTCATCGCAGTAATCACACAAGCCGCCATTATGAAAATCAAGCTCGATTTTTGCTAGTTGCTCATCGCTTATTTCAACTTGTCCGATTGGTTCCACGCAGAAAGTGTGTGTTTCTACTAATTCAGGAACCCCGCTAAACGCTTTATGCTGACTCTTTTCGCCCGCTCCAAGATCAATAACGAGTCTGTCGTCAATCAAATATAGTGAGTAGTTCATAATCTAGTAACCCTCCTGCTGCCGCTTGTGATTGACGGCGTTTTTGTTCATATACGCTTCTTCGATTTGCTCTAAAGTGAAGCCGAAGCCAACGATTCCAATTGCCAAGAACAATCCCCAAGCTATATGGAAGTGTTGTTTTTTACTTTCTTCATCCTTGAGCATTCGAGAATTCAATAAGCTCCATTGCATCTCCACGAAAACTCCTGAAAGCCCTCCGTCAAATCCTGCTTCTTTGAAATCCTCAATCGCTTCTTCTGGAATGTGCAATTCTTCTTTCCATCCCTTTTTAATCGCAATTGATAAGAAGAAGTGAATGCAGTCCGCGTATTCTTCGAGTAACGGATCAACTTCACGGAATATAGTCACGCTTCCAGCTTCGCAAATAGGACACTCATCATAATTGGGTTCAAACAAATTTTTAAAATCTCCCCTTGTCGGATATTCACCGCAATCGTCACTTTCGCATCTAAATTGAATAGCATTTTCAGGTGTTGCACCTACAGTGGTGAATAATTTTCTTTTTGGCTCTTTATTACCACTCCAATGCTTGAACCAGCGCCCTTCATTAGCGAATTCGCCTAGTTCTGTGATGAGTGCAACATATGTGTTAGGCAGCAGGTCTTGACCTTCCAGCCCTTTTTCTCGGATGATTCGGCGGTCTAACTCCGCCTGCATTTCAAACATTTTTTCAAGGTTCATTATTTTTTCCTCCTAAGCCGCTAGGCTGTTTTATAGGTGATGCAACAGTTCAATTTGCACGCCGTTTAAACGTTTGTTTGCTATATCTACATATTCTCGTTCTATTTCAAAGCCGATAAAGTTTCGATTGAGTTTCACCGCTGCTACTGCTGTTGTACCTGATCCCATGCATGGGTCAAGGATTAAATCTCCCTCATCTGTACTCGCTTGCGTTAGATACTCAAACAAATCTAATGATTTTTGAGTAGGATGTAGCTTCCCTCTGCTAATCGGGAAATCCCAAACCGACGGTCTGCATAAAGCATTGAATTTTGTTTTTCTCCTTTTTGCAAAAATGCAGTTCTCCATCGTAGATAACCACATATGCTGACCGTTAGATGGTGCTGGATTCGTCTTTCTCCAAGCGCACTGACGTACCATAAAATCCTTATGAGAATCAAAGTAGCTAAATATAGTAGATAATTGCTCAACACCACAGAAGATATAAACACCACCGTTAGTAACTCTACTCACTTCTCGTAAAAAATCGGTTAACTCGAAAGTCACTATATCTGCTAATCCTTTGTCGATTTTCCTTAATTGACCCGCATACTTTGCTCGCTCCGCTCCATTTTTAGATACAGCACCATAAGGTATGTCAGTTAAAGTTAAGTCCACAGATTTATCCGGTAATTTTCGCATACCCTCTATACAATCAGTTCGATATATTTTATTTATTTCAAATCCACTGATCATTATCCAATCCCGCCTATCAACCCAGCGATCACGATAATTGCCATGAACCCAAGCACCGTTAGTATGACAGGCCCGTTTGATTCCCTTTTCGCCATGACGACGTTCCCTTCGATGATCAGATCATCATTTTTGCGTACCAGCATCGGCACAACGTTTTCTGGCACTTTAATTTCAGCAGCAGCAGCATCTATTGTCATTGCTTGGTTTTTGCATGCTTTGACGGCCTGTGAAAGCTCGACGTGTTTTGGTAGACTCATAATCTCTCAACCTCCGATTATTTGATCTTGTATCCTATTTCATGGTCAACTCTCGCAAAGTGACCTTTAGCAGTTTGAATGATTGTTTTTCCGTGTTCAGGAGCATCAGTAATGTGAGCGGTTCCTTCGCTTCCGTCTATTACGATGATGCGGACCTTCCCAGGTTCTAAATTCTGATGAATGGTTGTATCAAAGTCTTTAATTTCAGTTGGTTTCATCCGCTTCATGCCCCCATGTGTTATAATTAAAGTGTTGGATTTAATTAGCACTGGGGCAGCGGCTTCGGTGTTTTTTTATGCCCATTTATCCATCTGGTATGATGGTGACGGTTTTAGTTCTTCTCTATACACAATCGGGTGCTTTGCTAGATACGCCTCAAGCTCTTCCTTTGTCATCTTCCACTCGATGACCGGACCCGCAGCATATGGATTGTTAGGCTTTCCGCTCATGCTTTCCACCTCCGATCCTCGGTATTTCTGCTCCGCCCATTCGCTTGCAATCTGCTCCGAAGCGACTTGAGCATTGTTTGAACTGCTTGCAACGTGTCATACAGGCCATAAGCTTATCTTCCTGCCTTACCCACAACGGACGATCGTCTGCTATTACCACGTTTAACAGTTGGTTTCCCCGCCTTCCTTTTCAGCTTTTTGAGTTTGTCCAGTTCGATAAAACCTAGCGACCGATCAAAAGCAATGACCTTTAGCGGCGTATCAAATTTGCGTTCGTACAGCTTTCGCTTGATCGCAAATTCCTTCGTTTCCATCCCTTTGATGTCGATTACTTCTTTTGATCCATCAAGTTTAGTGACCTCGAAATCTGCAATATATTCAATCTTCCGAAAAGTCTTGTCGTTCTTTTTGAATGCTTCTTGAAGCTCAAAGCGTGGCTGCAATGAAAAATCTTTTATCTGCTTGGCTTGCTTGAGCCATTTCAATTGCTGATAGTATTTGGCTTCTGCCTTACTGTCGAAGGTGATGCCGTCTACTATCGTTTTGCGTGCGCCGTATTTATTGGACATGTTTTGTTGATCCTCGCTTTCCGTTGCTGGAAGTGCTTTTTCAGTTCGGCAACGAGTTTTTCTTTTTCTGATGCGTTTAGGTTGGTTCGTTTCAGTAATGATGTGATGCTAGGATTCATTATTTTTCTGTTTCAACCGCCTTTGATTGACTATGGATTTCATGAAGAGCAGGAAAAACAGAAGCCTCTATTTGTCTAATGTGATCCATCGCTGAATGTGGTGTCATACCTTCTTCTTCAATCAAAGCTGTTAACCCAGTAATAATTAGCATTGATCCTTTGCTGGAGAAGATTTCATTTTTGGATAACATGTCTACCTCCCGTCATCCCGCAGCCATTGCAGGAGCTTCCTTTCTCTGAATCTAGCTGTGACAGCGATAGTGATTAGTGCGGCCATCGTCTTCATGCTGTCTTTCCTTCTAGTGCTCTTGCTTTCACTAACATTTGATCTAGCATTTCGATAACTGGCTTTAGGCTCTGTTTGTGTCCTGTGGTGTTACATTCAGGACATGGATAGTAGCCCGCCATGAAAGTATTTTCGTTTATGACGATTTTCTCGCCATTGCATGTGTTGCACATTTTAAACCGCTCCTTCTAACCGATGATTTAGTTTTATATTCTTCTCAATAGTGACCGTATAGTCTTTTGCCATTTCATAAATTCTTGTTGCAAATGCTTCGTCAATCTTCAAGAGTTGGTTTAAATCAAGCTCGCATGAAACCATGATCGGCTTGTAATTTAAATAACGGTAGTTGACGATCTCTTGTATCTGTGTGAACTGCCACGGTGTCACTTGAGGAACGCCATCCTTCGGCTTGAATAGGTCATCAATGAACAAAACATCAACTGTCTTTAAAAGCCTTAATTTCGCGGCTAAATCATCAAAATCTTCGCGTAAATCGGTCATGCCCTCCAGATAAGGAAAATACATAACAGACAGTTTATATCGCTCTATAAATCCATTTGAAATGCTCGTGAGAAGATGTGTTTTCCCTGATCCTGACTGACCAAGTAGGGCAATGCTGTTTTGTCTCGTGTCTTTGATCTCCTTAAACTTTTGAGCATACTCAAAGGCACAGTCATACAGCTCTTTAATCTCATTCGGCTTATTTTCAAGAAAGAAGTTTTTAAAGGTTAGTTTCCTGAATCCTTCTGAAATGTTGCTGGCACTCATCAGCTTCATTTGCTTCTTTCGTGCTGCTCTTTCAGCAACACAAGGACACTGGCGAGAAAAGGTTGTCTTCCATTCTTTCGCATCTTGAGGGCTACACACTTTGCCAGCAAGAAAGTCATCTTCACGAACCATTTCATGAGCTGCTAGATCAAAGCGTTTCCCTTCTTTTTTCATGCGCTCTTCCGTACTTTTGTGAATCCGATACACGATGATTCCTTTGTCTTTGCACTCATCGCATTCATACGTTTCTTCTGAGACGACCGGTGCCGAAGATTGGCGTGACTTTAGATTTGCTTTCATTCTTTGAAACACTTCGTCCAGCGTTGCCTTTGGCATCTTGCTTGCCTCCTTTGTTGATAGGGTTGTACAACACCGCAGACACCCAACCTATTGATTTTTTGTTCTTCTCAACAGCTTCTTTCATGACTTCAATCACTTTTTCTTCTCCGTGGTCATCAATGAATTGACCAATTTTTTGGGCATTAATCGGGCTTAATGTGCCACCAAAATGACTTTCAAAAAAAACGAATGGGTTCATAGGTTGCTCGTCCTCCTGTCGTGTTGTTTTTTCTTCTTTTGGCTTTTCAGGTACAGGGCTTGCGGCATTTTCAAGGCTGATTATGCGGTACCGTCCGGCTTTCTTTCCTTGCGGGATGTATTCGATTCTCCCTGCTTCGACTAGGATCTTTCGATGCTCAAGAACCGTTTTCTCCGAGACATTTAATCGTGCTACTAATGTTGTGTTACTTACGGTAAACCACTCTCGCCAGCTGCAACCGTTGTTAATATCCATAAGCTGTAACCACATTGCTTGTGTAGTTGGCTTCAAGGGTGATGTTTCAAGCCACCTCATAAAGCCGTTTATTTCTTTTAGGTAGTTCAAGCCCCTACCTCCTTTCACATAGAGCTGTCATTCCGTCGATGCGGACAAGCTGTAAATTTGGTTCAGTTCTTTTGATGTAACCCTCGACATAGTTTCGGAACAACTCAGACCTATTAGGTGCCCCTTCTGTCATCCATACATAACAGAAGGGAATAGGCACTCTAATTGAATGGGAGATCGTCATCTTTTATATCAACCGCTTCGCCGTCAAAAGGATCGGCATCTTTTGCGCTCGGCTTTTCATCAGCATCAATGATTTCCGTTTCCGGCATTTCATCAGTAATGTCGATGCGCTCACGCTGTTCATTTTCGTCTTCTGTTAGGGCTGACTGCATTTCAACCGACAAGATGCCCCATTTGCTCAAGATTGCTTTTAATACAGTTTTCAGTGCCATAGCATCCCAATCTTTACCCCATCCGAAATCAGACTTACTAAACTTGCTTTTATGCTTTTCAACGTCCGCTTTTGTCCAATAACTTGTTTTTCTAAAACCGTTTAGCAGCTCAAAATATGCGGCATACCCTATGACCGAATCTGACTGTCTTTTCTCAAAATCAATATCAAGTTCTTCTGTCAAAGGATTCCATTTTTGGAGCTCACCCTCTCGAATAGGTATACAGTTGATAAATTTATATTGTCCTGTTCTTAAAGCAAGCTGGATATAACCTTTATAGCCTAGTTGAAATTGAGCTTTGCCCTTGTAAGGAACAATCCAGGCATAACCCAAGTTCTTGTCTACAGGTAAATCAAGCGTTGCTGCTACCATTGCAGATGATATGACGCTCATCGGTTCCGCTTTTTGGAGCGTTTTCTCGTTGTTATATAGTCCTAATATTGACGCTGTGAATTGTGGTGCTCGCTTTCCTAAAACCTCTTCAAACCGATTCATGACAGTTGGTGAAGAAAGCAAAGCTTTTATCGTAGTTCCTTGTGTCGCAGGGGCAGCCCCGTTATTTTGACGTTGCTGAATGTTGTTTTTTAATGATTGATTAGTAGCCATCATCCGACCTCCTTGATTGTGAAACGCCTTGATTTCGTTTCTTTTATGACTTTTTGGTAAATATCGGGGAAGTGCTCTTTCAGTTTGTTTGTGTCTACTCTGTTAGAAACAACAGGCTTCCAAGTTGCTTGATACTTCCCAACAAACCCCGTTTCAGCATCTTTCAATTCCTGCTTGATCTGATTCTCAAGCTCTTTCGCTTGCTCTTGAAGTGCGGCAATCTCTGCTTTAAGTCTTAGATAGTGTTGGATGCGCTCTTTATTTGCGCTTGTAAGATCAATAATTTTGGTACTATCTGATTCAGCATATTTCTTCTTCAAGAACTCTTCGGCTGCGCTTGATCCGTCTAATGCTGGAGCAACACCGCCTAACACATGGTCATTCCAAAAATTCACGACAGATGAGAAGATCATGTTAATTAGTTCTTCATCACGCTCAACTTCTTTCCACACAAACCGATTACCGCCAATCAGTACAGCGAAGTACCCTTTTTTGTATTCGGGGCCTAAAATCCCTAGATAGTATTGAACCTGAACAATGTAACTGGCGGGAATTTCATCATCTATCCATTCCTTTGCGTTATAGGCAGATGTTGTCTTGCATTCGAGAATGGCTTTTTCACCAACGATCATTCGATCAATATTTGCTAGAATCATAGAGTGTTCAGGATGCTGTAGAATGGCATTTTTCTTACGGACCTTTTTGCCACTCCTAATCTCAAATTCTTTAGCAACAATGTCTTCAAGGATGGTTCCAAAATAAGCTGCGTCACTCTGCTCATCATCCAGCAAGACTTGTCCTGTCTTTTCAAGCCATAATTCAAATGGTGTTTTCCATTTACTCAACCCAAGCACAACAGCAGCATCAGACCCACCTATGCCCTTTTGCCGAGAGAGAAGCCATTCTTCTCTCGACATTTCAGCTGTAGATGACAGGACCTTCGCTTGCATGGCTACATCCCCACCTTTTGGCGATATGCCGCCTGCCCTAACTGGATGTATTTTTGTTTGGCTGCTGCGTTCGGAAAGATGAACACAGGTTGTCCTTTTTTGTAGTCGATCCAACCGCCAGCCTGTTCCAAGCGTTCCTGCGCTTCACGGCGGTGATCAAAACTGATTTGGTATTTACTCATTTGAATCACCTTCTTTTTCTGATGAGCTTTGAACAACAGGTGTACCTTTGGTTTCTCTCATCACACTACGAAGATCGTTTCGTGGTCTTTCTAAAATGTCTTTTACTGTAGGATTAACACCTTTAACAAAATGTGTGATGTGTCCTACTAATCCTTTCAGCTCATCACTGGTTAGCCCATCCGCTTCTAAGTTTATTTCTAGCTCATTTCGTTTAATTGATAATTTCATCATTGTGTATACCTCCATTGAATTTTTGTGAAAGATTTGGTATACTGTCTGTAACCAATCAGAAGCAGTACACCTTAAAACTCGCTATGCCAAGCGGGTTTTTTTATTTGTCTTCATCGTCTTCCTCTTCATAGCCATCGCGCTCCGCTTCATCTTTCCAATGACTCTTCGGATAACCAAAGCTATTAATTTGTGTGATCATCGGATGCTCAATATTCAATGATTTCAGTCCTTTCAGTTCGTGTGACAACCTCAAGACGTACACCATGTTTTTTCTGAATTGACTCAGCTGCTTTAATTAAAAGCCCCTTGTTATTCATCCGCACAAGATCCTCACTAATGATTTCAACGCTTCCAGCTAGACTTGCTAGTTCCTCATAATCACCATCTTTTAGTGCTTGGTGAGCACGGTGTAAAAGCTGGTTTATGGAATCAATTTTGTCTTTTGCTTTCGATAAATCTTCTTTCAAAAACTGTTTCTCAATCATGCTAGTACGGCCTCCCTATTCTGTCTTTTGTGCATTGCTACCTCTGCGACAATGGCCTTTTTAGACCATTTCTCAGTTAGGTCTTGTATCTTCAAACCAAACTCTCTCGACATTGAGTACATGAGCGTTTTATTCGCTTGTGTCAGGTCGTATATTTGCTTGATCGCCTGCATCGGAAGCTCCCCATGTTTTCCCGGGCGGGTATTGTTCAGCCATTCCGCAAGATCACTGATAGCCTTTTGTGCGTCTTTCATTTCCTGTACTAGATTGATAAGGCCTTTATGAGCACTATCATTTAAGGCGGGATCAATTGGCGCGGCTGCCATTGGGTGAAGCTTGAAAATGAAATGAACAAGGTCAATATGTTCATAGGCACCGCATATCTCAAACCAACGGATGCAAATTTCAGGGGAAATAGTGGTAAGACCATTTTCGACGTTTGATACATACTTTTGATTCCTCCCACCTAATAGTTTTCCCATCGCTATTTGTGAAAGGCCTATCTCAAGACGCTTCTTATGCATCATCTTGCATAGGTTCGCTACGTTATAAGGGCTGTTCGCCATATGTTCGCCTCCTGTTTTATACTTTTTGTGGTGCTAAAATATTAATGAAGGGACAGGCTCAGCTGGCCTGCTGTTTTTTCAAACGGTTGATGATGTAAGCTTGTCCCTTTGGTGTGATTTTCATAGTGAGCCATGCTTTCGATGACCCGTTTACTTCTCGGACACCTTGAGCAATTTCGAAGTAACCACGGTTTACATACTCTTGATAAGGCTCGTTCTTTTGGCTGAAAATCATTTTCCAATCTCGCAGTTTTTGAAACAGCTTTCTTTCGCCTATGACGATGCCTTGCTTTGATGCCAGCTTTGCAACCTCACGAACTAATAATGATTTTTCTGAGGCCATACAGCTTTCAGCGAAGTTGACAAGCGGTTCTTGAATTTGCAGTGTTCGTTGTAACTGTTGCTTCTCTTCTTGTTCGGCGATCCAACGCTTTGCACGGCTGACAGGATCTTCAATCATGTAAGAAGGAGCATTCATTTCTTGGATGTAGTTTTTCATTTTCTTAAATTCATTGATGAATCTTATTTTCATTTTCATAGCTGCTGGCGTTGTATATGACATAGCAACCAAAGCAAAAGCATCTTCTGTTAAGTTGTATTTGCGGTATTTTCGCTTTCGTTCATTCTCATAAGTTGACTCCTCAAAGTTGAGGAGTGAAAAATCTGTTTCACCAGCTTGTTTCAACTTCTCGATTTGGACCTCAATGTCTCGTAAAACAAAGTCATGTCTTTTATCAAAAACTTTTGAGATCGTGAGGCTGTCTGTAACAACTTGATTTCCTTCAACGAAAACGAGTTCGCTCATGCTGTAACTCCTTTCTTGAAATACTTGGTGTTGTCCTCAACCCATCTTGTGTTGTTCTCAATCCATTTAAATAACATGGCGGTCGGAATTTTTTTCCCGAACTCATGATTCACAGGGAAATCAGGTCTAGCCATTAATTCAGCCATTTTAGTTGGACCGCATCGTAAAACCTTCATTGCTTCTTCTCTTGTGAGAATTTTTGGAAGCTCGTTAAGCGATGATAGTCTTTCAGTCAGAATTTCTGTTGCACGATCGGCAATCTTGTTGGCAACAGCATCAATGAATTTTTCGTCATACTGCATCGTAAACATTGTCTTTACCTCCTATGCGGTGTTAGATTTTTGTTTCGTTTCGACGACTTCTTCTTCAAAAAAAAGAGTCCAATCAAAATTCAAAGTGTCACCGATTCTTTTTGCAAGAGTTACAGAAGGGTTTCTCTTTCCTAATTCGATATTGGCATAAGCCCCTCTTGTTATACCAATAGATTTTGCGGTACTTTCTTGGCTTCTGTTACCACGTAATTCAACAAGCCAATGTCTCAATTTTTTCACCTCCAAAATGTTTCTTAACGAATCATTTGACTTAATAATATCGTCATTAAGAAACAATGTCAACAACTTTCTCGTCTTTTTGACACAAAACTTTATTTGTTTCATTTTGACACGTTATAATGATTTTGAAATGAGGTGTTTGTATGTTTAAGGACCGCTTGATACAACTAAGAAAAAACAAAAAATTAACACAAGAACAAATGGCGGAAAAAATTGGTATTCACAGAGGTACTTATGCAAACTATGAAAGAGGTCATCGTCAACCGGATTATGACACTTTACTTAAGATTGCGGATTTCTTTGATGTTACAACCGATTACTTGCTGAGAGGCGAAGAACACTACAAAGAATTAGCAAGTGAAATAAATAAAAGACCTGACACTCGTTATGCTGCCATTGACGGGCATGACTTTGAAGATGATGAAAAAGATGAAATTCTAGTGAATGCTTTAAAACAGATTGACGGCCTTGAAAAAATCATCAAAGAACACCTTGAGAAAAAAAATAAAGGTTAATTATTCTTAAACAAAAGTTTTGCAAGTCAGATTATATCTTTTAATTATTTATATATATTATTTAGTTTAGTTTAATTAATGCTGAAGGTTCTGCTGTAAAAATTACAGTAATACCTACAATTGAACGACCATTCAACTGTAAAAATTACAGTAGAGTCTACAATCATTTTTTCTCAACTGAAGGTTGTGCTGTAATTTTTACAGTAAAACTTTTCTTTATTTGGCTTGCTTGGAGGGTGATTATATGGCTTCACTTCTAGAAAATGGGGAAATTTATAACTGTCAATTCAAGAAGAAAATGAAAGCATCAAAAAACTTCATTAAAATTTATGAAGCAGCAACAAGTTATTTAAATGAAAAAGACGAATCAATCCATGAGGTAGTTTTTGGTGTTTTAAAAGGTGAATCTTCATGGGGTCTATTTATTGCTACAGACAAAGCGCTTTATCACATTAATTTAAAAAAGAAAATAACAACCGTTAAACAGTGGATATACAGTGAGCTGCTTGATATAAGTTTTAATCACAAACCACTAATAGGAAGTAAAATCAGTTTTAGAACATCAAGTGAAGATTTGAATGTTAATTCTATAACTGAGGGTGATCCACAGAGTTTAACCGATTTTGTTACTAGCAAAATCACTGGTAATCTCGAAGTTTATAATGATAAACAAGCGAAGTTAAAAAGTGATATAAAAGAGTTCTATTTTAAGACATCTAAAACAAGGGTTATAATAGATGGCAATTATGTCAGAGTCGATAAAAAAGGTGCAATTAATGCAATTACTAGAGGTTTTAGTGGTGAAAAATCTTATAGAATTGACAAACTATCAGGTATACAAATAAAAAAGCCTGGTTTAGTTACAACTGGTTATTTTCAGTTTTTAACCGCAGCAGCTAACGAAACTGGCGGTTTGTGGAACGCGATACAAGATGATAATTCATTCACGTTTAGCCCCCTAGAATTAGCGATGGCAGAGGAATTAAAAGAATCTATTGAAACCGAACAAAGTAATCAAATTATACAAAAGCAAATTCAGCCAATGAATTCCGAAAAAATTTCAGTTGCGGATGAGCTTAAAAAATTCAAAGAACTTTTGGATATGGATGCAATTACTTCGGAAGAATACGATCAAAAGAAAAAAGAATTACTTAACTTGAAGTAGACTGGATTTTATTATTGATTCTCGCTGTTGATTTTATCCTAATATTGAAATATTATTAAATAAATAGCTTATACAAATAATGGTTTCTGATAGGATTAAGTGATGGGAGAATGATTAATGTTTGGTTTCCTTTTACAATTTTTCTTTTTGATTATCGGAGCAGCCTTCTGGATCTATCATCAATCTCTTTACAGACCAGACATAAGAGAAAACATTGTCCTTCTAATTATCATCATAAGTTTCACAGCAATCTTCTTTTTTAAAGACATTGAATGGAAAAAAGCTGAATAAGCCCTTAAACACTGGGCTATTTTTTAGATTGAAAAACAGAACATGTGTTCTTTTTTGTGGTTGGAAAATAAGTCGTTAGCCTCAATGATTGTTTTTTCAAACCATACTTTTATCCAGTGTTAATGCAGTAAATTTGGAGGGGATGCTTCACATGATAAACACATATACTCAAAGCCATTTAGAAGACTGGATCGAAAGGTTTTTAAAAGGTAAACAAATTACTTCTCCATCAGACTTAGAACTAATAGAACTATGCCGAAAAATGAACATTTTCATCGTGCAACATGAAAAACGAACCTGTATGACTGAGATATGCGGTGTCTATGTTGTAAGCATTGATAGTAGATCAGATCCGTTTCAACAAAGATGTGAACTGGCGCATGAACTGTGGCACATTTTGATTGAAGGTGGCAACAATGCCATAATGCCGCTTCAATGGAAGCAATACCAAGAATACAAGGCCAATTATTTTTCATATCATTTCTGCATTCCGACATTCATGCTGAAAAATTTAAGCCTTCCCGCTGACCAAAACAAAGCAGCGCTACTTGTCGCCGATATTTTCAAAGTTACTTGTGAATTTGCTAAGCATAGACTTAAAATTTACTTTAACAAACTGTCTAGGAGGTAAAACGATGCATTTCAAAGAGTTAGTCAAGGGAAAAAAATGGCTCGCTGTTGGGGATGGTCCACCTGATCCCGTCACCGGTAAACGTAAACAAATACCCAGACGAGGGAAAACAAAAAAAGAAGCAGAACAAAGAGTTCTGAAAGCTATAGCAGCATTAGAAGAAGACGGAATTGATGAAACTGTTGTAAAAAAGATGACTTTTGATAAACTTGCGAACGAGTGGTTAGAAGATTACATGAAAGTATCTGGAAATAAAGATAATACATTTAGAATCCGAAAAACTGAAATTAAAATTCTTAATAGGAAATTTGCTAAATTAAATATTTCTAAATTGACAACTAGGCTATATCAAAAAGGGTTAAATGAATTATCTGAGGAGCTTTCTTTAAATACACTTAAAGGAGTACATGCCGCAGCTGGTATGATATTTGATTATGCTGTAAGAGTACAGTTCTTGAAAGATAACCCCGTAAAAAGAGCGGCCATACAAAAGCAGCGATTGACAGTGGAAGCCATTGAAAATAACAGCATTGATGAGAAATACCTTGAAAATGCAGAACTAGAGGATTTTTTAGGAGCTGTAAAAAGGTATGGACTAGAATTGGATGTCGAGAGATTTTTTTTAATGGCATTCACAGGCATGAGGTCAGGCGAATTGTGTGCTTTAAAAGTCAATGATGTATTGTTTGAGACCAAGGAGATTAGGATCACGAAAACAATTTATTCAGATAGTGGGAATAGAAAGAAATACATTCTTACTCCCCCAAAAACAGCAGGATCAGTACGCACTATCCCTTTAGACGATAAGATACTTGATCTATTAAGAGCGTTAATAAAGAGGAAAAACAAAAAAAGATTAGAATCACCTATAGATTCATCTAAGTATAATGATGATAACTTTCTTTTTTGTGATGACGATGGATACCCCTATTTGCCGCAGACCATTGGCACCAGAATGAATCGAATACTAACAATGACAAACATCACAAAAAAGGCTAGTCCTCATATATTTAGACATACACACATTAGTATGCTTACAGAAGCTGGCGTTGATATTCCAACAATAATGGAGAGAGTTGGACATAGTGATATGAAAACTACAATGCAAGTATACACGCACGTAACCAAAAAAATGAAAGAGAACTCCGTCAATAAAGTAAGCAACACTTTCGGAAAACTTCTTGATTTGGGGATATCTTAA